TGGTTCGGCTTTCGTCCGCACTGTGCGATGACGACAACCTCCAAGGTGCCTGCAAAGCCATCCGCGACGAAATCGCCAAGCTCTGCGGAGTCGATGACGGGCCACGCGGCCCCATCACATGGGCCTATGCCCAAGAGAAATGCAAGCGCGGGCAATTCGGCGTGCGCGTTGAGTTTTTGGCTATTTGACGCAATTCAGAAGGAGACAGAGACGCATGATTGACGAAGCCCAGCAGCAGCTAGACGCAGCAATCGACCACTATCTGGCCCTCATGCACCGATACAGCAGCGCCTACCATGTCGGGCGCGGATACCCGGCCAAAGCAGCAGGCACAGAGCAGTACATCGCCTCGCGTCAGTACGACTCAGACAACGGTGCATCAGACGGCGATGCAGACCATGCAACCGGCGCGGCTGTCTCCGCCATCGTGGACCGCATGACCGACCCGTACCGCACATGCCTGCGCATCGAAGCGCGCAACCTCATCACCGGCGCCAAGGTCTGGGTTAGCGCCAGGCTCCCCCTGTGCCCAGTGGAGCGATCCATCATCAGGCTGGAGGCTCGCAATCGTCTGTGGCAACAATTGACCGCTCAGGGCTTGACGTGATGCGCGCAACCGTGTAGATTCTTGTTCGTGGGCGCAGCCGTGCCCAAATACACCCGCCCAGAGCAATCTCGGCGGGTTTTTCCGTTTCTGCCCCGGCGTCACCGCCTCACACATCCGCGATGCGCACAGCGGTGCAACCTGCCGGGGCGCCAATTCCGACTTGAGGCGGGTTCCTCATGATTGCCCGAGGGGCGAGTGATGGCAGGCCGACCGACTGAATACGACCCCGCGTTTTGTGACCTTGTGGTTGAGTGGGGCGCAGCAGGCAAATCGCTGACGTGGATGGCCGCTGAACTGGACGTTTCGCGGGAGTGCGTCTACGAATGGGGGCGCACTCACCCAGAATTTTCTGACGCCTTGACGCGAGCAAGGGCCAAATCCCAGAAGTGGTGGGAAGACGCTGGGCAAACAGCAATGATGCTGCCCGGCTTCAGTGGTTCGGTTTGGGCTAAAAGCATGGCGGCCAGGTTCCCCGAAGACTGGCGCGAAAACAAAGGTGTCGAGTTGACGGGGGCTGGTGGCGGCCCTGTTCAAGCCGCGCTAACAATTGAGTTCGTCGATGCGGGCTCAGTTCCCAAGCAAGCTTAAGCCGCTCTTTCAGTCTGCCCGCTACAAGGTCTTCCACGGCGGGCGAGGAAGCGGCAAGAGCTGGGGCGTAGCAAGAGCCCTCCTGATCCTGGCAAGGCAGAAAAAGCTGCGAATTCTCTGCACGCGTGAAATTCAGAAGTCAATCAAAGACTCTGTTCACGCCCTACTGAGTGACCAGATCGCGGCATTGGGGTTCGGTAAGGACTTCCAGATTCTTGAGACAGAGATTCGCTGCACTGTCACGGGCAGCGTGTTTCTGTTCGGTGGGTTGCAGTCGCACACTGTCGAGAGCATCAAGTCGTTTGAGGGCTGCGATGTGGTCTGGGTTGAAGAGGCTCAGTCAGTGAGCGGCAAGTCGTGGGATGTGCTGGTGCCAACGATCCGCAAGCCAGGCTCTGAAATCTGGATCACGCTGAACCCCCAACTTGAAAGTGACGAGACATACCAACGATTCATAGCGATCCCGCCGCCTGGTGCGGTGGTGGTCGAGATGAACTACACCGACAACCCATGGTTCCCTGAAGTGCTTGAGGCTGAACGCCAACACGCAGAGAAGACCATGAAGCGCGAGAAGTACGCCCACATCTGGGAAGGCAAGTGCATGCCGGCCGTTGAGGGCGCGATTTACTTCGATGAAGTGGCAAAGGCTGAGGAAGAAGGGCGCATCACCCGGGTTGGCTTTGACAAGCTACTGAAGGTTCATGCCATCTTCGACTTGGGCTGGAATGACTCCATGACCATCATCATGGTGCAGCGTTCGGCCTCAGAGCTTCGGATTGTTGACTACATCGAGGACAGCCACAAGAAGCTGTCTGATTACTCGGACATGCTGAAGGCAAAGCCCTACAACTGGGGGCAAGTCTGGTTGCCGCATGACGGTTTCAGCAAAGACTACAAAACCGGCAAGAGCGCCGAAGAAATGATGAAGGCGTTGGGTTGGACGGTTGCGCGAACGCCAAGCATGGACATTGAAGGCGGCATCAAAGCGGCCCGGGAAGTCTTCGAGCGCGTGTGGTTCGACAAAGAGAAGACCGCCCGCCTGGTTGAGTGCTTGAAGCGATACCGCCGCAACATCGGCCAGAAGACAGGCGAGGCCGGAAGCCCGCTGCATGACGAATTCAGCCACGGGGCGGACTCGTTTCGCTACATGGCTTTGTGTGCTGACCAGTTGAAGAACACAGACGGCAAACCCAAACGCAAATCACTGACCGATGACGTATCGGGCACATGGATGGCAGGCTAATGGCTAAAGAAGACAAGGACTTGTTCAAGCGCGCGAAAGAGCGCATTGACGAGGCCAAGGACTACATGCGCGAGCAGCACGAAAGGATCAGGGAAGACCTGCGCTTTTCAAACCCTGCTGACCCGCAACAGTGGGCCGATGCTGATGCCTCGCTGCGCAATGGCCGTCCGACTCTGACGCTGGATCGGACAAACCAGTTCATCCGCCAAGTGTCAAACGACATGCGGCAGAACAAGCCCGGCATTCAGGTGGTGGGCGTTGACAGCAAGTCAGATCCGAAAGCCGCTGACATCCTGTCCGGGGTCATCAAGCACATTGAATACAAGAGCCGCGCCGATCACGCTTATGACACGGGCGGCGACCTGGCTGTGCGTTGTGGCCTGGGCTGGCTGCGTGTCATCACGAAAGAGATCGACCCCGAGACGAAAGAGCAAGAGCTGGTGATCATGCGGATCACCGACCCGACATCGTGCGGGCTTGATCCGAACAGCACTGAAGCTGACGGCTCTGATGCGGGCTGGGGTTACGTCGAATCGCGTATCTCTGATCGTGCGTTCAAAGCTCAGTATCCGAAGGCCAAAGCGGTGCCAATCGGTGACGCTGGCTGGAACGCTGACGGCTTCGTGACCATCGCCGAGTATTTCGAGATCGAAGCCCGTACGACGAACTACATCACGTTCGTCAATGAGCAGGGCGAGCCGGAAGAAAAGGCCGAAGACGATTACTGGAAGATGTGCGAGGAAATCGGCGCACAGTTCCAAGTGCTGGGCACCAAGCCGAAGAAGGAAAAGCGCGTTGTTTGGGCGAAGCTGTCCGGCGCTGAGTTGCTTGAGCCTAAGACCTACTTCCCCGGCGAGTGCTTGCCCCTGATCCCCATTCTGGGTAATGAGCTGTGGGTCGATGGCAAGCGGCACTTGTGCGGCCTGACGCGCCAACTCATGGATGGTCAGCGCCTGCACAATTTCCAAATGTCGGCCATGGCTGAGTTCTTGTCGAGCCAGCCCAAGGCCCCGTTCATGGTGCCGTTTGAGGCCATTGACGGCTTTGAGAGCGACTGGAAGAAGCTCAACCGGGGCAACCCCGCATTCTTGCCCTACAACGCGCTGGACGACAACGGCAACGCCATCCCCGCACCGTCGCGCCTGAACCCGCCGACCATGCCTGGCGCTTACGCTCAGATGGCGCAGTTTGCCGTGACTGAGATGGAGGCAAGCGTCGGCATGTACAAGTCGGCGCTTGGGCAGCAGTCCAACGCTGTGAGTGGCCGAGCCAAGCTGGCAGATGAGCGCAGCAGCGACACCAGCACGTTCCACTTCATCGACAATTTGTCCCGCTCAATTGGGCAGTTGGGCCGCGTCATTGTTGGCGCCATCCCCATCGTCTACGATACCGACCGCGTGGTGCACATCGTCGGCAACGACGACAAGCGCGACATGGTGCGGATCAACCCTGCCAGCAGCACACCAGCACGCGCAGACCAAAGCGGCAAGGTCATTGAAATCAATCCCGGCATCGGTCGCTATGACGTGATCGCCAAGGCCGGCCCGAGCTTCACAACGCAGCGCGTGGAGACGGTCGAGCAGTTGAGCGAGATGATCGCCCGACAGCCCCAATTGGCGCCCGTGCTTGGCCCCATGTGGGCGAAGATGAAGGACATGCCCGAGGCTGAAACCATCTCGCGCCTGTTTGCTGCGGTGGCCCCGCCTGCTGTGCAAGCGATCCTGTCCGAAGATGACGAAATCCCGCCGCAAGCTCAAGCCAAGATTCAGCAGCTTGAGCAGCAGTTGCAAGAGATGCACCAAATGATCGACATGGCGTCGAGCAAGCTGGAAGAAGCGAACAGCAAGACGCGTGAGATTGACCTGAAGTGGACGGCTGAAGCGGCCAAGATCGAGAATGAGCAGTATGCGCTGATCACTGATCGCATCAAGGCCATGGCTACGGGGTTGAGCGTTGAGCAGTTGCAGCCGGTCATTCAGCAGTTGATTCAAGAGGCCATCGCTAACCCGCTGGAAGACCCGCAGCAGTTGGAAGACATGGCCGCGCCCGGCACGCCTCCCGAGCAAGAGGGGCAAATGCTGCAAGAGCCACCGGGCCAAGAGCCCGCCGAAACAAACGAACCGCCTGAGGGCGGTTTTTCTTTGCCTGAACAAGAGGTGAGCGAGTGATCTACGCCGAAATGACCGCGCCGAGTTCGGCGCAAACCACGACCGTCAGCACCAACACGACCAGTGCGCAGACCGCCGTGAACTTCACGGGGGACAGCGTTTACATCCTGTCCACCGCTTTGGTGTTCGTGGTGCGCGGCAGCAACCCGACCGCTACGACAGGCTGCATGCCGATCCCCGCGAACTTCCCCGTGCAGATCAAGGGCATCCAACCGGGCGACAAGTTGGCATTCATCAATGCCACCGGCACGGGCTCGGTCTACATCACGCAGGGGGTTTGACATGAAAGTCACGCTGAACCAAGGCACCACAACGCCCGTCGCCATTGAGGCGGGCCAATCGGTTTCCGTCGCTGTGTCGTCCACTGGCGCGGCGTCTGTTGCTATTCCTGGCGAGGGTGTGGCAGCGCCCATTGCCGCCTCTGCATCAACCGCCTACGGCCCTTACGCAGTGCGCCGTGAGGTCATCGTCAACGTGTCGGCTGGCTCGGTTGTCATTGATGTGCAAAACGGCGCCGCCTCCGCATCTGCTGTAGTGGGGGCGGAGAGCTTCCCCGCTTATACCGGCTTCGTGGCGACTCGCGGTCAGGTGTCCAACAACATCCACCCCACAAACAAGCAAGCGAACGTCCGCACAGCCCACCACGCCCGCGACAACATCACGTCGTTGCAGGTGATGTTGGGCGCCTTCGCTGTGTTGACCACATCATCCAACGCCCCCAACACAGGCACGGGGGCAGAAACTTCAGTGGGCGGCGCGATCACCTATGAATGCGCCATCGAGTACCCGGCAGGCACCTACACCCGCGTCACGTTCGGCGGCAGCACGCAAGGCACCTGCCCTGCTGGAAGCACCCTGATTTCTGACACTGTGGCGGTGGTTATCCCCTATGGCTCCCAGTTTTGGGTGCGTCAGTTCATCAACAGCGCAGGCACGCTGCACTATTACCAAACTGCCGGCCTCACAAACTCCGGCGCAGCGATGGGCGAACAAGTGGAGTTCGCTGTGTCCGGCCTGTCAAGCAAAGTGCTGGGTGGGTCGATTGCCAGCGCGACGGCGGCGGTTATCTACCCGCTAGCCATCATCGGCAACACCACGCGCCCGAGTGTGCTCGGCTTTGGGGATTCGCGCATC